CTGTGCAAGTACAAAAGTTTTGCTATCCGCTGTTTCCGTTGAAACTTGTTTTTGAACGTTATCAACAAAGAATTTATACTGTCTATTTCCAGAAGCAAAATTAATTGCTTTCGCAGTAAAAGTAAGAGTAGTATTTTCTGAATTCGCCTCCGAATAGGGAATTACATATTGATTAGCAGTTAGATTTGCTACTTTTACTGGATCACCATCCACTCTTTTTGCGTATACAGAAGCCGCCGACCAGTTGTCTTCTTGAGGAGGTTGGCCATCTTCTGTAAGTATTCTTTTTATCACATAAATAATGTCTTTATTATTTGCCAGTGAAGGAAGATTTAGACTCCAACCTGTACCTACTCCTTGTGCAGGATTCTCAAAAGTACCTGCAGAAGACGTATACGCGGGAGCACTTCCTTCATTTGCAACAAGAGCATATAAGAATCTTTCCATTGTTTGAGCAAGCGTGGTATCTAAAGATATAAATGATACCATATTATTGCCAGCACTTGTTTCTTTATAAACTCTTGCAATTACAGTATGATTAGTATAGTCAAAGTGATAATTATTAGTAGAAGCACTACTAGTAGAAGTAATACTAATAGGCCTATCTATATATAGTATAGTATTGCTTTCTATGCTAGATACTAAAGCAGCTTCCGAGCCTACTACTAAAAGAGATCCTACAGCTAATTCCGTAGTAAAAGAGGTGCCTAATCCTTCAATTTTTGCACCTGAGGAAGCTAAAACATCTCCTGTTAAAGTAGCTAAGCCTGTTGTTTCGCTTCCATCGCCTGCATCAAACCAGTAAGGAATATTATGTGAACTATCTTTTTTATACTTGATAAGTTTCATAATATTGGCACTTGCATTAGCTTGCATAACTATATAATGGTGCTCTTCTATAAACTCTCCTGACTCAGCCTGACCAGTCCATGTAATTGTGGGTAAGTTGCTAATGTCCAACTGGTAAGTGTTTGTATTTGTACTACTACTAGAAAGAAAGGCTCCTGTAGATTGAGGAGGTCTAAATCCGTATACATTTTTACTTAGAGAAAAAAGACCAGAACTACTTAAAAAAGTAGTAGCACTACAAGTGCCTCCTACAGGTAGACCTAGAGCTATTCTCGGAATACTTTCATCAAATCTATCTGTTATTGTTACTTTAATTTTAACTGACTCGGATAGATTGTTAAGAACATTAATCGTTCTTACAGCAACACTATACGTTCCATCTTCTATTCCGTCTATTTTCCACGTTCTTTGTTTAGGGTCTGAAATACGAATAGGGTTTTCTAAACCTGGAAAATCATGTGTAATTTCAAAACCAAATAAATGTTCATACTCTCCTGGAAGGTCTCCCACATTAGTAGGAGCTACCCAAGATACTAATAACTCTTCTCCTACTTGTCCCTTTTTAGGTAGAGTAGTAGAGAAGATATCTAAAGGAGGAGGTACTATATCATCCGAAGTAACTGTAGGATAAATAGTATCTGCAATATAAGTACTAAAGTCTACATCTACTGCGTCGAACTTTTCATCGTAATGTTCTACCGCAGAAAAAGAAATCTCACCCTTACTAGACTCTTGAATAGCAAGGATTTTATATTGTTTAGAAGATCCTGCAACTTTTACATTATTAACTTCCTCTTTCAACACCCATATAGTGTCAGCATCTGGAACGGCAGAGAAGTTTTCTGAAACAGTTATAGAAGTTACTGAACCCGCACCAGTGCTTACAGGTTTGGTCTCTACTTTAGTAGTATCTGCCCAAGTGAGAACTAAGGCTTCTGATGAAGATGCTGATGCTTTAGCATTTTGGGCTTTTTGTTCAGTATCTATATCTTGAAGAGTATATGTACCATTTCCTGTTGATCCTCCGTCCCCATCCCCATCTATGTACGCCTGAGTTACTACATCTCCAACTTTATAGTTTGTAGATCCGATAGAAAAATCGGACGTAGCAAAAGCCGCAGGCTTTATGAATAAAACAGATAGTTCATAGGTGCTCCCACTAACTAGAGTCGTGGCACTGTCTAGAGGCACTGTAGAAACCGTTCTTGAACCTGTGTTTGAAACTCTTCCACCTAGTCTAGTGGAGTACCTGTCTGGATCTTGTATATTAACGATATCACCGGGAATTAAAAAAGTCGAATTTAAAGCACTTGAAAAAGTAGCTACTTCTCTTTGATTTGCCGCTGTCCATAGCTTCCATCGGCCATATCTCATAGCTTGACCTTCGGAAGTAGCACCCATAGCTACTGCACTTTGAGAAATAATTTTTCCTGTTTCTGCGATATTTAATCTATCCTCTACTATTAAAGGTTCAGCTTTATAGTTTGATTCTGGGTTTATCCAAGTAACAATTACTTGATTTATCCTTGTTTTACTTCCTGTACTTTCGTAAGTAAACTGCCCATCTTTAACGTTAGCTTTTGTAAAGTTATATACAGGACCACTGGGAGCATCTTGTACAGGAGTTACTTGCCCATCAAAAAAGTATACCATAGATCTAAATACAGTTGCTATATCTTTTATAACTTTGAAAGCATCTGCTGATTTTGTAAGATATAGATTGGAAGTAAATCGGGGCTCTTCTCCGCCCTTTCCGTCAGGCACTAGTTCATCACAGTATCTAGCTATTCTATATAAACTATACTTATCAATATCTGTTTGTTGTAAAAAGTCTCCAAGACCATATCGATCATTTGTTAGAATATCATAAAAAACCCACGCAGGATTATTAGTATAAACTTTATCTGGAGCAAAAGAGCCGTCCCAGTCTTGATATGTGTTTTCTATTGCTCTAGTATCAGGATTGCGCTTATAATTAGCTACACCATTCAAAGATTGGTCTCTGGTGACATAGTTAGAAGGTACCAGTACTTTTAAACCTTTTAAGTGAAAAGATCTTGTGGGAACATTTTGAAATTGTTTCGTATCAAAAGTAGTTTTAGCCAGTGAAGTAAACGGGTGTGTAAGTATGTCCTTAATTACACACGTAACCGTGGATAAACTAGAAGATGAAACATTCTGCCAATCATGGTATGTTTCTCCTGGAGATTTATAGCCAGGACCTGTATGATTGCTAATTCTTGATACTCTTACTCTAAAATCGGAAAAAGGTCTATATTGATCTAAGTCAATACGAGTTATAAAACTAATTGCATTTTTTTCTAAAGCTGCGTGTTGAAAAGGATTATGCAAGACAATATAGTTTTCAAAGCTACTCTCGCCAGACCTTTTTAAAGCTATTTCTATTTTATACTGCGCATAGGTTGTTTTATCATTTCCTTTTCCACTAACTGCATATAGACCGTTTGGATATGAAATAGTTAAAGTAGCTTCATCTACTTCTTGTAGCTGTGCTGCAGTAAGATTGAATCCTGCTGCAGAACTTCCAAGTAAAACTTTGGGAGCTTGTGTGCCCCCGTAATTATTACTCCTTTCTAAAGTACCTCCTGCACTAGGACTATTTGAAATAGAAGTAGAGCCTACGCCCCCATAACCTGTAAAAGGAGGTTGATCTAAGGTACCTACCCTGAACTGGGACGTTACACTTTTATACTTTTTAATCTCTGTTTGAGCCATTACATCAGCAGTGGAAACAATTGCTCCAGATATATCAAAACTATAAGACTGATAGCTTCCTGTTGTAGGGAAAGGCCATACTGCTGCCAAAGTTAGTACAGGGCCTGAGATACTAGCTATTTTTACAATTCTATCTATTTGTAAAAAATATGTACCTTCGGGTATTATTAAGCCTTGAGGAGATCCTGCTCCTGGTTGAAAACTGGCTACAGATGAACTTGCTTTGCTTATAATACTACCCTCTGTGACAGTTGCGAGAGGTGCACCTACAATTGATAATCTTGCGGGTACAAGAGTTTCTAAATTGTCAGAGCCCGAAGAAAGCATACTATTTAGAAAGAAACTTTGATTATTGACAGTTGTAAGTGTTGCAGTAACATTTCCATTACTATCACTTCTGGAACCGTTGGTAGCATTTACATATATTGTATGAACGCCTCTTACAATTAAGTATTTATCTCCATTTGTAGCTTCAATAACTGGGCTAGAACCTGCTGAAGCAATGACTGCCTGAGTTGAGTTATTAGTTAACCTCACTGTAGCAGCTGTTGCATTATATGCATTTCCTGCTTGTGAAAGAGGAGCCACTCTATCATCGTTTAAATATATAGATGCTTGGGAATCTACCAAACCTTGTATAGGCCCTTCTGAAAGAAGATCCGTAACAGAAATTACTTGTCTATCTCCCGAAGTGTATTGCCCCGTCCTATCCAAGCCCGCTAATTTTATATTTATATTATCAAACATTTTTTTCCTCTTATTAATTCAAGCTTGTTGATACTTCTGCGGTAGTAGTATTATGCGTAATAACATTACCATTTGCATCTAAGTATGAATTATCTGTTAAATACCCTGTATTAGAGCCTCTTCCTTGAATTACTTCAATTGCAATAGGCCTTCCAGGCACTCTAAGTTCTCCGTACAGAACTGGTATAGGATCTCCTTCTTTAGCATTACTCGCGCCTCCTGAAAATAAGTAATTCGTTGGAGAGTCTTGGTCTACTGCAGGATCTGGAGCCATAATTTGTTGTATGCCTGCCAGAGCAAGTTGAGCTGCAAAAAGAGCTGCCATTTGACCATAGGCATTAAGACCTGCAGCAAAACTGCTCGCGCCGGTTGCAAATGCTCCCCCTTCTGCTACTGCTGCAAATGCCTGAGGAAAATAAATTATCACAACAACAATTGCTATAGCTGCTAATATTTTTGCAATACCACTCTTAGCTCCTGCAGGTGCAATACTTAAAGTTATATCTCCTTTTGTAGCAGGTAGAATTAAATCTTCTGTACCAATATTACCTTCTTCGGTATCTAAAATAAATCCTATATCGTCTTCGTGACATTTTCTAATATAAGGCAAAAAATCAGGTCTATTAGCTGAAATACACTTAAATATTTCCGAATAGTCGTCTGCATTAACTACAAATTTTCTTCCGAACCTTTCTCCTAATTCACCTTCTAAATATACATTACGTCTCATGACGATAAACTCCGCTTATATGCTGTTTCCAAAAAGGATATAAATTCTCCCTACAGGATATTCTGTTTTCTGCGTGATGAAAAAATACATCATCGCCTAAGTAAACTCCGCAGTGGTTTCCTACAGATGCATTAATTTTAAAAATAATAACATCATTAGGTTTCATGTTTCCATCAACTGGAGAGTATCCATAATTTTTTATAATTTCATCAGTAAAATAATCTAAATTTTTATGCCACCAATCATCTTCGAAAGCAGCTCTAGAAGGTATATCTATTCCTTCTGTAGCTAAATAATCTCTCATTGCCTCAAAACAATCATTAACTCCAAACTCATACTCTCTACCATATAAAGATTTTTCTACTCTTTCAGGTTGTACCACATTTAATTCCATATCAGGATAACTAAATATATAATAAGGAATACCTATAGCATTACAATATTTAATATCAGTTTCACTAGCTTTTGCAGAAGCATCTGGATGACTATGTACTATACCCACTATATCCCCTTTGCGACTTGCTGCTATATATTGCTTTGAGTCTATAATAAAATTATCTTTGTCTTCTGATACATTATCACAAGGTATCCATTCTTTTTTGCCTTTTATCGCTACCAGTACTCCGCAGGCTTCTTTAGGGTACCACTCTTGAAAATGTTTTTCTATTGCTTCTATGTTCATAATTAATACTTATTAGTTCCTGGAAAAGATCCAAAAGGTAAACGGGCTGCTTTACTTGTTCTACCGCTTGGAGGTTGATTTGCAGAAGTGTTAACTATAGGTACTACGCCGTATCGTGCTTTGCAAGATTGTAGAGTTTTTCCACACACTTCTTCTCTGAGCCAATGCCCTGTTCCATGGGCGGGAGTGTTATTCTGATTGGAGGCATGAGTAGATTTCCAAATAGTGTCTGAACTACGTACAAGAGCGCCTTCGCTATAAGAAGTACTCGAAGAATAGTCTACCCAAGTAAACGCTTCTTTCCAGTAAGAAGAAGTGCTGGAGGGGGCTTGTCCTGTGTTGTTAAGTATACATAACCATTTTTTACCAGAGTAGCTAACGTAGCTATCTGTAGTATAAGCGGTCGAAGACGAATAAGTACCAAAAGAAGTTGTATTAATAACTAAGGGATTATCTTCAAAATTAAAGTAAGCATTGTGAGAAAAAGTACTATCACTACTATTTCTGAACGAATAAGCTCCGTCCGCTCTCCAAGTACAGCCTCCTCCTTTTCCGGTATCATGTCCTTGATATTTCCAACTACAGTATTTACCTACCACGATTCTGCGAGGCACCTTTATTCCTTCTAAGTCAAAAGGTGCTGCCATTTCAAAAGTAACGCTTACGCTAGTCTCTTGACCTATTCTATCTATAATATACTCTTGAGTACGGAGCTCTATGGGAGGACTAGCATCTCCACTTTCTCCGTATAAGTACTTTTGAAAGGTTTGTCTACGAATAAGTCTTTGACCTATTAAATCATCGTTTTTAAAGTTACCTAGTTGAGAGTAAAACAATGTACCTATATTTGCAACAGTTAAGGCAGGTCTTGCAGATGCCCCATCCGCGTTTAGATCTAGACCATCTATCATCATAGGCATAGGGGTATATTCTCTGACTGTATGGTCTGTCTGATTTGCAGTACCTGTGCCTGTGCCTACTCCTGTAGCTACAAAAGAAGTGCCTGCAGTATTGTTTAGAGCTCCAATTGAAGTAAACCCTGTTCCGGAAACAATAGTA